CAACGCCTAGCTGTGGATTTCAACCTATTTAAAGACGGTAAATATCTAACAGCATCAAGTGACCATAAATTGCTTGGTGAATATTGGGAATCTATCGGCGGTACATGGGGCGGTCGTTTCAATGACGGTAATCACTACTCGTTAGAGCACAATGGCGTTAAGTGATATGAATACGCTAACTAAGGTATTAGCTGGACTACTGGCAATATCTGCATTCTGGCTCTGGTGGGTAATAGATGACTACGACAAACTGAGCAAAGATTACAACACAGCAACCAATCAGTTATCTCGCCAGCAAGTCATTACAGAAAACGCCAACCGTACATTCAAGATTATCAACAATGTCTCATCACTTAATAGCGACGAGCGGAATAGGTCAGCCGTGGATTCTGAAAAAGTTAAAACAGTTATCAAAACTGTTCTTATCAATAATGATTGTGCCAATACTGCTATTCCTAATGACGCTCTTATCAGGATGCACGACTATTCAGAAAGAATACGTGCCAGTGGAGCACATAGCGATACCGGCACACCTAACCGCTAATTGTCTATTGCCCTATATACCCGAACAAATGACATGGGGAGAATCGTTAATGTTAAACATCTCCCTGTTATCGGTTATTGAGCAATGTAATTCAGACAAGAAAGCAATACGGGAAATTGAACAACAACGAGCCCCTAAGTAATTAGGGGCTTTTTAATGGATAAATATCATGGCAGCACAAGGTTTCGATAACCCAACTCAATTCCGTGAAGAGCTGGATAAAAGCATTCCAAAAGAATAAAAAAAGCCCAGCACGGGAGGCTGGGCAATACTAGCAAGATATCAATCAAAGTGTAGCGATAGCTACTTAGTATAGCTTAAGTAAATATATATATCAGCAATTAGATAAGTCGTTTATCCATTAAGGAGGTCGATCCCTATCTTGACTGCTAGGAACAGACTAGAAGTGGCTTAGCTGTGTATCGTTAAGCTGCGAACTCTACGCATTTCACTCTGTGCATTCACCGCGCAATTAAAAACACTCACAGAACCTTACAGAAAGTCGAACCTGAGAAAAACCGTTAATGGTGTTTTCTGTGGGGCGGTTATTTCTGGTGAACAGGTTCGCTTTTCTATAAGGAAATACACCATGAGCAAATCATTAGTTTTTAATGGTCATAAAGTCACGCCTATTGATAATCAAGATGGGAAAATTTGGCTTACCGCTGAACAATTAGCTGAATTGTTAGAATACAAAGACGTTAAGCAGGTAAATAAAATATACCAGCGACACAATGATGAATTCACTGAAACAATGACGACCAAAGTGACGGTCTCGGGAAAATCAATAGGTTATGAAAACTTAACCAAAGAGCTTCGTTTATTTTCTCTTAGAGGAGCTTATTTAATTGGGATATTCTCTCGGACAAAAGTGGCTAAAGACCTTCGTATTTGGTTGCTTGACTTAGCTGAAAAAGAATCAAACATTGATGTAGGTTCAATAGATATCACTCAATTTGCACAATTAACCGGACAGAAAATGCACGATATGATTGAAGTCTTTAATAAAGCGTCATTCATACATCGAGGACAGAAAGGAAGCGGATTAATGGCTCAACGAAAGAGAGATATAAAGAAAGTAAAGGAAGCGACTGCACTAGCTTTAAAACTGACGCAATTCTCTATTCCTGACCTAGGGGGTTTTCCAGATGGAGAAGAGCCAGCATGAACCACGAACAATTCATAGAGCAGAACGTACTAGCCGAGTTAAAAAAGCTCGGCTTTTCTTTGCCTGTTTGTCGTAGAGCAAGTTACATGGCGGTAGATCATTATCGCCGAAGCTCTCAAGCAAGTAGAAAAGGGCGAATGTTTGACGACTGCTTACATATTGCCAAAGTGTGGGCAAGTAAGTTTGCTAAGGAGAAAGTATGACCAAACAAGAAAAAGCAAACTTATCCATTCTCCATCGTCAATTACAGCAATCACTTGAATACTTACACTGTGGCAGAGTTAATGATGGCAGGATAGTTGCTGAAATCGTCGAGCGCGAGTTAGGCAAGTTAGTTAACAAACAGAAAACCAAATAGGCCCTAGTGGCCTTTTTTATTGGGTGGAATATGTGATCTCTATGGCAGTTATCAATATGGTAGTTTGAATTTTATTAATTAGCCCAGATAACTATTAAACATTTGTTTTTATCTGGAGAAAGTTATGCTGAATGGTTATATGGATTTTGATAAGCTTGAGGGTGAAGATTACATCAAGGCTCGTAAGCGACTACTTGCAGTTCAGGCCGCTCTTGAGATTGCAAAAGCGTCTGCTTCCAGTAGTTCCTCGACAACAGGCGCGAAGATGGCTGGTGATCTTAGCTGGGCAAAAGAAGAGGTAAGCAAACTAGCTGATGCAATTCAAGAAGCATTAGAAAGCTGAATATATTAATACTAGGCCACCAAAAAAGGTGGCTTTTTATTTACATAAACTATTACTAGAATAATTTTAGTCTAATCTTATTGTAGAGTAGAAAATTAAATTGATTTTCCATCAACCATAACAGATGTATTTGCATTACTGTTAGGGATATAAATTTCCACTTTTTTCCCTGAGGCTGTTATCACTGTTATTGTTACTGAACTAGGTGGTGCACCAGTATCATCACCAGTAAATGCCTTAACGATTTCTGATGAGGTTTTGTCATCGTCAATAATTGGCATTAAATCACCATTAACTAATCCCGCATGAATTGTAAGATTTCCCATATAACACCTTTATTAGAGATAAATAAATGGCACTCACCGACAAACAAGAAATGTTTTGTCGCGAGTACCTCATCGATTTAAACGCTACACAAGCGGCTATTCGTGCGGGGTACAGCGAGAAAACTGCTAACGCACAAGCAAGCCGATTGTTAGTAAATGTTAACATCCAAAATAGAATTCAAGAACTTAAATCAAATAGGAATGAGCGTGTTGAAGTAGACGCTGATTATGTGCTCAAGCGCTTAGTTGAAATAGACCAAATGGATGTATTGGACATACTCAACGAGAGTGGCGATTTAAAGCCTGTAAGGGATTGGCCTAAAGCTTGGCGTACAACATTAAGCGGTTTAGATGTCATGTCAATTTCTACAGGTGAGGAAGGAACCGATACTTTACTCAAAAAAATAAAATGGCCTGACAAAGTTAAGAACCTTGAGCTTCTTGGTAAGCACGTCAAAGTGCAAGCATTCAAAGAGCAAATTGAGCAAAAAGTCGAAGCTACACATAACATTATGCCCGTTCCATCTTGTGACAATGTGGATGACTGGGAAAAGGCTGCGCAACAGCAACAAGGTGAGGTATTAGGTGGATGAATTACAACGTAGTATGGAAACCTTTGCCCGGCTCTCAGTCTTTATCACTAAGTTGTCCGTGTAACGAAATATTGTATGAAGGAACACGCGGCCCCGGTAAAACAGCGGCTCAATTGGCGCGTTTTAGGCGCAATGTTGGAGTGGGTTATGGCACATTTTGGCGTGGTGTTATATTTGATACAGAATATAAAAACCTCGCTGACATCATCACACAATCGAAGCGTATGTATCGCCTGTTTAAAGATGGTGCTCGTTTTCTTGCTTCTGCTTCTGAATTACGTTGGGTGTGGCCGACAGGTGAAGAACTGTTGTTCCGATTTGGTAAAGAAGCAGATGATTACTGGGATTACCATGGTCAAGAGTTCCCATTTATTGGATTTAACGAATTAACCAAGCAAAAATCAGCCGATTTTTATGAAGCGATGTTCTCCTGTCGTCGTTCGTCATTCCGCCCCGAAGACTATCCACTTGAAAATGGTTCGCTGTTAAAACCTATCCCTTTAGAAACATTCAGTACTACGAATCCATTTGGTATTGGTCACACATGGGTAAAGAAAAGATTTATAGAGCCAGCTCCTCGTGGAACAGTTATTCGTGAAACGCAAAAAGTCTTTAACCCACAAACTGAACGTGATGAGGAAATTACATTAACTCGCGTCGCTATTCATGGCTCATTCAAGGAAAACCCTTACTTAGATCCTCAGTACATTGCAACATTGATGGGTATCAAAGACCCAAATCGTCGCAAAGCGTGGGTAGAGGGTTCTTGGGATGTGACGAGCGGTGGGCGTTTTGACCACCTTTGGAATGCAACGCATCACGTTATTAAACCGTTTCAGATCCCCGACAGTTGGATTGTTGACCGCTCCCATGACTGGGGAGAATCAAAGCCATTTTCTAACCTGTGGTGGGCGCAATCAGATGGCACGGAAGCTACATTACCTGATGGGAGGAAATTCTGCCCTCCTGCTGGCTCCTTAATTTTGATAGGTGAGTGGTACGGCTGTCCTCCTGATGAGCTGAATAAAGGGTTAAACATGTCATCAACCAATGTTGCTAAAGGAATTAAGTGGATTGATGAGCGTTTAATTGGAGTTGATTCCGTCATCCCTAGTGAAATTAGTAAGGACGGAAAGACTCAGGGGCAATTAAATATCATGCCGGGTATTTGTAAAAAGGTAATTAAAGGGCCTGCTGATAACGCTATTTATACACCGAGCGATGATGAAGACTCTATCGCCCAAAAAATGGAAGCTCAAGGTGTTGGCTGGATGAAAGCAAACAAGAACCCAGGTTCACGTATTAACGGAGCGTCTTTATTTGCTGACATGCTTGAGGCGGTGATTGAGGGTAAAAAAACAGAGTCAGGCATGCCAGAAAAACCTGCTTTCTATGTATTTGATTATTGCCGAGGGTGGATTAGCCGTGTACCTGTTTTAGTTAGAGACTCTAAAAACCCTGATGATGTGGATACTGAGCAAGAGGATCATGATTGGGATGCTACTCGCTATCGTGTATTGCATAAACCTATCCGCCCAGCATTCGAAATTAACCTAGGAACAACCTTCTGATGAGTACAACAAATGTAGATTTCACTCGACCGGAGTATAAAACGGCTGCTCCTCAGTGGGAGTTAGTGCGCTCTGTTTGTCGAGGTGGTGAAGATATAAAAAGCTATCTTCCTGAGCTTGAAGAGCAAGATAGTGAGCGTAAAAAGAAGCGCAATAAAGATTATCAAGACCGTGCGGTGTTCTATCCAATAACGGGCAATACTCGCAACGGCATGATAGGGATGGCATTTAAAAAAGATCCCTTAGTTGCTGTTGTCGAAAAGCTGTCGTGTTTAAAAGACGATGCTGACGGGGCGGGTTCAAGTATCTATCAATTGGCCCAGTCTTCACTTGAGTCGGTATTAGAGGTAGGGCGACACGGGCTATATGTTGATTACAATAGTGATTCTAAACTTCCGTACATATTTCAATATCGAGCTGAAGATATCATTAATTGGCGCACTGACCGCATAAATGGTCGCACTATGTTAACGCTGGTGGTATTGCGTGAGACAGTCGAAGAAGAGGACGGGTTTGGATTTAAAGACGCAATTCAATACCGTGTATTGGCGATAGAAGAAGGTAAGTTTATCTGCCGCGTGTATCGCAAGCCCAGTGGAAGTAGCGTTTTTGAAATTTCTTCTGAGTATATACCTGCGCGTGCTGGTAACGGTGTGTGGAATGAAATTCCATTTACATTTATTGGTGCACAGAATAATGATCACACTATTGATGAGGCCCCACTGCTAGGGTTAGCAAAAATCAACCTAGGGCATTATCGAAACTCTGCTGATTATGAAGATTCTGTTTTCTTCTGTGGGCAAATACAACCTTATCTAGGTGGGCTAGAAACAGAATGGCGTGACTATCTAGAAAAGAAAGGCGTTATGGTTGGTTCTCGCTCGCCAATTATGTTGCCAGAAAAAGGTTTCTTTGGTTACGCTCAGGCTCAACCTAACATGCTGGCAAAGGAGGCAATGGACAGTAAGCGCGATTATATGGTTGCGCTCGGTGCTCAATTGGTTTCTGCTGATAGCAAAGTTAAAACGGTTATTCAGTCTGTCGGTGAACAGAACGCACAAACCTCTATCCTGAGCATCTGTTGCTCTAACGTTTCCGATGCATGCAGTAAATCGCTAACATGGTGTGCTGAATACTTAGGTTTAGACACGAAAGATATTTCTTTTGAAATTAACAAAGACCTCGTTAATCACATTGCCGATAGTTCGATGATCCGTGAAATCGTCGCAGCATGGCAATCTGGCGCAACGCGTAAATCTGATTTGGTTCGTAGTTTGCAAAAATATGATGTTATCGACCCCGCTGATGATGTTGATGTGGTGGTGGATGAGCTTAATAATCAAGAGCCAACAATGGTAGGTGAGACATGAGATCAGTGAATGAGCGGTTAATGGATGAATTGATTGCTCACTCCCTGTTTTCTGGTCGCTATTCTACAGGGGTGGCGAGACGCATGATAAAAGCTCTTAATGAGTTTGATGCTGAATTAACTGCTTCACTTATTGTTGCCTTAGATGATGCCTCTATCGATGTTAATAGCTTCACTGCAAGGAGATTGGAGTCGTTACTATCCAGCGTTAGAAGTATTAATAAGCGAGCTGTTGATAGCGCTTTTTCTCTACTGACGGAAGAAATGAGAGCGCATACATTATATGAGGCTGGTTATTACCCATCCCTTTTTGATTCTCTACTACCTGATGTTGTTCTACGCAAATATCCACTAATGAGCATTACAGAGGAAATGCTATTTTCCTCAGTTATGTCTCGCCCATTTCAAGGGAAATTACTTTCTGAATGGGCAGATGGATTAGAATCAGATCGCATGACACGCATAAATAACGCTGTTCGGAATGGTTATTTAAATGGTGATAGTGCGGTAGAAATCGGACGTAAAATCAGAGGGCATGCAAACCAAGGTTATAAAGATGGCGTATTGCAACTAAGCCGAGCTAATGCGACGACAATAGCTAAAACTGCCATTAGCCATTTACAAGCAACAGCGCGAGATCAATTTGCTGATGCCAATAAAGACATTCTTGATTGTAAGCAATGGTTATCTACCCTCGATAATAAAACATCTCACGATTGCATTATTCGGGATAGGTTGAGATACACGCTGGAAGGTAAGCCTATTGGTCATAAAGTTCCTTACCTACAAGGCCCCGGAAAAATCCACTTTAATTGCCGATCAACAGAAACGCTGGTTACCAAATCATGGCGTGAATTAGGCATTGATTTAGATGAGATGGATGCAGGAACGAGAGCATCAATGGACGGGCAAGTGCCAGCGGATACTAATTTTCTTGACTGGATACAGCGACAACCTGAGTGGCGACAGCGACAGGTATTTGGAGAGACAAGGTTCAGGTTGATGAAAGAGGGCGGTATGCATCCATCCGAATTTTACACGGACAAAGGTGAGTTTATTTCTCTCGAACAACTCAGGGAGATAGACAAGCAGGCATTTAGAGAGGCTGGATATAGCTAATCAATAAACCATTTAACAAGGTCACCTCGGTGGCCTTTTTTATTAACCGAATTCAGCTCAGGGCTGATTTATCACAACGCGCAAGGCGCATTCAATCCCAAGGGGAATTACATGTTATTTATGAATATCGAACGCAAATACTATTCACAGGCTGATGATGGCTCGCAAGGTGGGGGGGGGGGAACACCGGAAATCACTCCAGAAATTCAAGCTATTATCGACCAGCAGGTTTCAGGGCTAAAGGCTAAAAACAGTGAGTTGCTAGGCAAGCTCAAAGAGCAAAACGATAATCTCAAGCGTTTTGATGGTATTGATCCCGATGCTGTACGTGGAATTCTCAAACGGTTTGAAAATGATGAAGAAGCCAAGTTAATCGCTGACGGCAAAATTGATGAAGTCATTAATAAACGTACTGAGCGCTTACGCAATGACGTTGATAAACAACTGAAAGAAGCCAATAGCCGAGTGGAAAGGGCTGAGGCGTTTGCAAATAAATTCCGTGCTCGTGTATTAGGCGATGAAATTCGTTCCGCAGCAGGGAAAGCGGGTGCATTAACCAGCGCTCAAGAAGATTTAATTTTACGTGCCAAAGGCATTTTTCAGATCAACGATGAAGGTCAGGCCGTAGCCGTTGATGAAGATGGCAATCCAATCATGGGCAAGGATGGTCGCACGCCATTATCACCTATTGAATGGATTGAATCCCTAAAAGAAAGTGCTCCTCACTTATTCCCCGCAGCCTCTGGTACAGATGCAGGGAAACATAAACAAGGTGGTGCGCATCTTAAACGTTCTCAAATGTCCGCAAGTGATAAGGCTGATTATATTCGCCGATACGGGCGTGACGCATATTTAAAACTTCCAAAAGAGTAAGGAAATATAAGCAATGGCTACGACGACTAATAATGATTTAGTAATTTATAACGATTTAGCACAAACTGCGTTTTTAGAACGCCGTCAAGATGATTTGGCATTATTCAATCAGGCATCAAATGGCGCAATTGTGCTGGATAACCTTTTTATTGAGGGGGACTTCCGTAAGCGTGCATTTTACCAAATCGGCGGCTCGATTGAGCATCGTGATGTAAACTCCACAGCATCCGTAGAGAACAAAAAAATCGGCGCGGGCGAATCTGTTGATGTAAAAGCACCTTGGAAATATGGTCCTTATGCAACGACAGAAGAAGCATTTAAACGCCGTGGACGTGATGTATCGGAGTTCTCTGAGCTGGTGGGTACCGATGCGGCAGATGCTTCACTAGAGGGTTATATCAAATACTCTTTAGCTGCTTTAGGTGCCGCTATTGGCAACAACAAAGAAATGGTGGTGACTGCGGATATTGCGACAGATGGTAAGAAAACGCTGACCAAAGGTTTACGTAAATACGGCGATAAATTTAACCGTGTAAATCTGTTCGTTATGCACTCCACAACCTACTTCGATATTGTTGATCAGGCCATTGATAACAAAGTGTATGAAGAAGCGGGGGTGGTTATCTACGGTGGGCAGCCTGGCACATTAGGTAAGCCCGTACTGGTAACAGATACAGCGCCAGTAGATGCTATCTTTGGTTTAGTGCCAGGAGCTGTGACTATCACTGAATCCCAAGAGCCAACTTTCCGCTCTTATGAAATCAATGACAAGGAGAACTTGGAAATTGGTTATCGTGGTGAAGGCGTGGTTAACGTTGGCGTTCTGGGCTATAGCTGGGATGAATCAAAAGGCAAAAACCCTGATTTAACACAGTTAGGCACCTCAGGTAACTGGAAGAAGCATTTCACTAGCAACAAATTAACCGCTGGCGTCATGATTAAACTGACTGCCGAAGAGGGAAAGTAACCCTGTCAGCGGATAAAACGTCCGCTATCGCTGACAGTACAGATACAGTAACGATCACTCTTAATTACACCAAGGGTAGCTCTCCAGTCGAAGGAGCTACCGTTAATTGGTCTACAACAGGTGGTAAATTAAGCGTTACTTCATCTAAGACGGGCAAGGCTGGTGGTGCGACAGTGAAATTAACTTCTGACGCTCAAGGTGAATTTATTGTCACCGCCACTGTTGATGGTATTGCGCAAAATACTGATGCAATTACATTCACAGAAAAAACTTCTCCAGACGAGTAATTTAAGGGGCTTTGCGCCCCTCTTTTTTTGAGGTGAGCATGATTGATCCTGATAAGAACTCTCCAACATTTAATAGCTACGCTAGCGTGGGTGATTTGAAGAAATACGCTGATGATAGAAATATCACTTTACTAGATAGTGGGTTAGAAGCATTGCTAATCACGGCAATGGATTATCTTGAGTCGCAGAAATGGTTAGGTAAACGAACCAATCCAAACCAGCCTTTATCTTTCCCACGCTCAGGGTTATCTCGTGACGGCGTTACTATCCCAAGCGATCAGATACCAAAGCAATTAATCCAAGCTCAATGCCGTTTAGCGATTGAATCAGTAGAAAGTGACTTGCAGCCCACGTTAGGCGCTGAAATCACCTCTGAGCGAATTGAAGGCGCTATTACTGTGCAATATGCCGAAGGGACTAACACAGGTGCGCCAAACTTTCTTTGGTTAAAAGGTTTATTGTCTGGCTTGATTGATGTCTCGGATGGATTTGCTATTAATACATTTTCAGTGAGGTAGTGATGAATATTTATCAGCGAGGACAGAGCACAGCACTGCGGATGCTGAAAAAATATGGCGTTTCCTATCAGGCTAAGCGTGATGGTAAGCATTGGGTTGATGATGAGGGGCAGGAACACTTTGAGCCAGAAACGTTATTTTCTGTTACCGGAGTAAAGACGCAATATAAACCTTACGAAATCGACGGCACGCTTATTCTCTCTACGGATATTAAAATGATACTTCCTCCAGATACTGATATTCAGAAAGGGGATAAGGTGCTTGTCGATGGCGTTTGGTTGCGCGTTCATGAGCCGAATCCTGTTAAACCCGCTGATATTATTATCTGCTATCAGTCTCAACTGAGGGCGTGACATGTCAGATCAGTTTATGAGGTCAATTAACTTATTTATCGATAAATCCAATGCAGATATTGAAACGGTTGTAAGAAAAGCCAGTATTCAAATACTTGCTAGGCTCGTTGATATGTCACCCGTTGGTAATCCTGATGTATGGAAATCTAAATATTCTCCTCCTGGCTATACTGGAGGTCGCTTTAAGGGTAACTGGCAGGTTTCATTTGATTCGCCAGCAGATGGTGAGATCGAGAATATTGATAAAGCCGGTAATATAACGAAGTCTCAGGGTAATGTTGTTATTGAGCAGTTTAAAGTGGGAATGAACGCCATCTATTTTACAAACAACGTGCCTTATGCTTACCGCCTCGAAATGGGGCATTCGAAACAAGCACCTAACGGTATGGTTGCTGTGACTGCTGAGGAATTTAGTCAGTTTTTCAACTCTGCCGTATCGGAAACTAAATCATGAATCAGTCGACAATTAATGCTGAAATACGAAAGCTGTTGGCGAGCATTGGCAAAGATTTAAGCCTAAAAGTCGCATGGCCCAATCTCCCTTTTGACGATATTAACGATCCCTATCTTCAACTCCATATTATGCCAGCAGAAACGGATAACATTGGGTTATCTATGGATATGCCTGTTTATCGTGGTGTTATTCAAATTAACGTGGTTGGCAAAGTAGGGGGTGGAGACTCGCAACTATCAACGATTGTTGATGATGTTAAATCCAAATTGGAGAACGGATTAACATTAGGAGAGGGAGTCTACATTAACGGAGAGCCTAGCCAATTTCCATCAATTTCAGATGAAACAAATTATACCATTCCTATTCGTGCATCCTATCGATGTAACGCAATCCAATAACGCCGCTTAATTGCGGTTTTTTTATACCTAAAATAGAGGTTAACAATGGCCTATAACATTCCTAATGGGTCGCGTGTTTACGTCGCAAGTAAATACGATGACGAAATTAAAATTACTGAGGCGACCAATGCCGAAGAAGCTGTTCTAACAGTTGATGACATGGGCGACATTGCAAAAGGCGATATTGTGCATGTGACATCTGGATGGAAGAAAGCTTCTGGTGCGTTCCGTGTTGCAAGTGTTATTGAATCTAAAGTCACCCTAGAGGGTGTAGATACCAGTGATAAAAACGTATTCCCTGTAGGTGGCGGTACAGGAACATTAAAGAAAGTACTATCATGGGAAGTCATGCCACAGGTAATGACACTGTCTACCGAAGGTGGGGAACAGCAAACTCAAGAGGTTCAATTTCTTGAAGATGAGCAGGCAGAAACTATCGATACCTATAAAAATGGTGTTGTACAGGTTTATACCTTTGCTCACGATGCCAAGTTGCCTATCCGTAAATTGCTAACAAAATTGGACGACAGTAAGCAAGTTACTGCAATCCGATTCTTCAATAAACGCGCAGAAGAAGATCGCTATTACACAGCTTCAATTTCATTCCAACGTGTGCCAAACACCGCTATCAACGAAGTTGAAAACGTAACAGCGCGATTCTCACTTAAATCTGAAATGCAGATTTATACCAACGCATCTTAATCAATAAATACTCACAACAGCCCCGAAACAGGGGCTTTTTAAGGACTGATAATGCCTAAATTTACACTCGTCCCAAATCCAACCTTCAAAGCTAACGTTAAAATTCCTGTTGCCGGCAAAGAAAAGCCAGAAGTAGTTACATTCACATTTAAACATCACTCAGTAAGTGAGCTTGATGGAATGCGAGAAAAACCGATTTCTGAGTTCTTTGAGCAGATTATTGCTGACTGGGCGATCGAAGAGCCATATAACAAAGAAAATTTAAACATATTGTTAGATAACTACCCTTCAGCCTCTCGTGCTATTTCATCAACGTATTACAACGAACTGTTAGGTAACCGCGAAAAAAACTCCTAACGGTCGCCGAGGCAATGTATGGCGGAATGAGTTCAAAAGAATCGACTGAGTTCGAGCGCGCTTTTGGCTTTCCGCCTGATATTGATGATGTTGAGGTGTGGCCTGATGTTTGGGATTCGTATCAAGTATTTTCAGCTATGAATACACAGTGGCGTGTAGGTATGAATGGTATCACAGGCTTGGATTACAACCCATTAAACCAAATAATGGACTTACTCAACATCAAAGATAGAGCGACCGTTTTTAGCGATATCCGCATTATGGAAGCTAAGGCGTTAGAGGTGATGCATAAGAGGTCGCAATGATGAACTGATCAGTGGTAAGCGTCGACTGGTGAGTAGGAAGAGATAGGTTCGTTTTCTGAAAGCGCTAATCCCAACCTTGTCCGAAGATAGCTGAGTGACGACATTGGTAGGTAGCTGACGCCTAAAACCGCGTTTATAGACCTCTATAACCGTTTATAAATGAAAAAAACAAGCTTTAATTGATAAATCTTGGTTGTAATAACGTCAAGATGACTCTATTATAAATATGCCGCTGGTCGAAAGGTTCACAAAAAATAATCCAGTACCCACTAAGAGTGTGGGTAGTTTTGTACATGCAGAGTAACTGCAATAACCTCAAAATTGTCTATTTTGTATATATGCCAGAGATCCTGGTAAGAGGATATTCATATGAGTCACGCACTGAGAAAGGCTAGTCGATTAGATATACCGCCTCGTGACAAAAGTAAAATTGCGTCTCCTAGAGCGGTAGTTGGATATAATTGCTCACACAAAGATCAGGTGAGAAATGCTTTCATCCTTGGATTTGATCGTTATGAGACGGCTATGGATAAATTATCTAAGGTGTAATCGATGTCTAGGGAGTTTGGTTATCATCTTGAAGGCGTAAATTACTTATCCGTTGATGATATAATTTATATCAATGAGGCTCTTATTAAAGCGCAAACGCCAGATGAGCCAATCCGAGTTCTAAACCAAAGCAACCTAGAATCTTCACAAGCTAGACCTAGCTTAATAAGATATTATGAACAAACAGAGGATATGTTTAGGCTATCCTCTGTTCTTATTGAAAGTCTAATCCAAAATCATCCTTTCGCGAACGCCAATAAAAGAACAGCCATGATGTGTGGTTATGTTTTTTTATTAATAAATGGCTATGAGCTTACTGCGCCAGGTGATGATATGGTTGATATTGCATCTGGTTTAGCCACTAAAAATTATAGTTGCGAAGATCTCGAAGATTGGTTGTGTCATTGGTCTAGGGAGTATGACGCAGCAGAATTATGTAATCCTGATTTTGGCAAGCTATGCTGTAGTGTGATTAAATTAAAAAACACCTAATCTTACTCAACTGAAAACTAACCCACTCCGGTGGGTTTTTTGTTGCCTGAACCTAGCCCGTCCTTGGGCGTTACTACTGTTGTTATGCAATTAACGGAGTATTTAAAATATCTCCGCTTTTCTCACCTTGCATAACTTGGGTGCGCAGGCGGAAGTTTTGCAACAACTCAATGAGAGCATTAGAGTCACGTTGTAATTTTTGAATGTATTCAACACTGACAACGTTATGACCATCAACGCTAACTACTTGTTGCTTTCCATTTTTATAAGAAACTAACCATCTTCCTTCTTTTGGTATGGTTACGGTGATTGAGTTTTGATTTGGTTCAAAAAGTATATTTTCATCCTGTTTAGGAATGTATTCACCCTCAAGAACGAACTTGTGAATATACTCAACCGCATCGGGTATCTGATCTGCTGTTAGCTCTTCAATGCTACTAACATTAAATTTCTGGTGAACAAGAGAATAGGCTTCTGGGTACATAATGCCTTTCTTACTAACCAGTAGATTAACAGCATTCTTTAATGGGTTGCGTTCTTGAACAGTTGACTTGTGTTTTTTCTTAACTTCACCAGTAGTCCAATATTCATAAAGTACATCATCACACTCTTCTTGATACTTGATTACTTTATCGCGGATTTCAGGTTTAACCTTATTCGGCATGATTGAATATAGCCAGCCAGTTAATTTATGCATAGCCAAGCAAATCATTGATTGCTCACCACCTTTTGAAGGTATTGCGATTTCCACAATACCTTTGCTAAAGCGTTTTTTTAACTTGGTAAACTGTGATGCCCAATCTAAGCCCATGCCCTCAATGATAGGCTTCATTGGTACATATGGATTCCCATCATGATTTACGATACATAAATTTGCACCGTGGAAAGGCACATTAATTGTTGATATAGTACTCATAGTTCGTTTCCTCTAGATTCGGACTAAATAAGAAGCCTCGACTGTTCGCGCAGTTGGGGCTTCGCTGTTTTAAGAGCTCAATAAACCATCTTGTATGAGCGTTCGCTTTAATCTCTGAACCAACTCTGAATTCAGAGATCTTCCTTCTTTCTTTGCAATAATCTTCAAAATTTCTTTGATTTCGGGGTCGATTCTTAACCCCAATGGGGAAACTTCTCTCATCCTCATTTCTTTGCCCTCTGTGTAGCTAAAGTGTAGCCATAAAGCTATCAACTTAAAAGTATTTAGTCAACATTATTTTAGCTACACTGTGATGCTAAATATTGCAGAGGGTAGCTACAATGAAAGGCATGAGAGGCTTAACGCCAATGGGCGTTAGAATACCTGATGATTTAAAAGAAAAAATTCAAAAGAGAGCGCTTAAAAATGGGCGCTCTATGAACTCGGAAATAATAATGATCCTACAGGAAGCTGTAGACGAAGAAAGAAAACCGAAGAACATAGACGAGCTAGCCAACTTAGAATCTGATAAGTTCAAAGAGCTATTCATGGAAACCGTCAAGAAGATGTACGAAGAAAAGAAATAAAAATACTTGAAGAGTTCTATCGAATAATGTCCTACGGCAAGGAATACTGATGAAAAAGAATAAAAACCCTACCAGAGTAAATTCTATTGAGGTTGTTAAATTCAGAGGCCTAGAAAACGTAACAATAAACTTTGGTAAGAGAATAACCGCTATCTGCGGAAAAAATGGAACATCTAAATCAACAATTTTAGGTATTTTGGCACAGGTTTTTAGCTTCAGAGATGATGTATCAGTAGAGCCACCAATAAAATTGACTGATTATAAAACATTAACAGGAAAGGGCTTTAAATCAGAGTTTTCAGAGCACTTTAGGTTTTCTGAAAAGCATGATGTAGGCGGAAAAATGCATGTTAAGCTGTCCGTTTATGATGCGTACACTGGTATTACTCCACCAGATTTAGAGTTGAGGATATATGATTATTCAGACCGAAATAAAGCAAGACCTGTAGTCAGAAAAAATACAACAATCGAAGGTAAGAATGAGAGCCGTAACCTGACTCACCCTGTTATTTTTTTAAGTCTTCGTAGGTTATTGCCTATAACATTAAGGGATGAATACAACGCGGTCACAAGTTCTTTTTTGGAAGATAATAAAAGCGATATTAGAGCTATGTATCAATATTTAACAGGTAAAGACAGCTCTAACTTGTTGACTGGAACCGTGGGAACTATTAACTCAATGGTCATGCACTCCGATTGTTATGATCATGAATCAGTATCTGTCGGCGAAGACAATATAGGCCAAATAGTCCAATCCTTGTTCTCATTCAGAAGGCTAAAGTCACAATATGCCGATTATCATGGTGGGTTGCTTTTAATTGATGAGGCAGACGCTGGACTTTTCCCTGCCGCGCAGAAACGGTTAATCGAAGTGTTGGAAAAAGAGTGTAAAAAGTACGACTTACAAGTCGTATTAACAACGCACTCACCGACATTAATAGAAACACTGCATAAACTATCCCAAAATGATAGAGAAAATAATTATAAGGTAGTTTATCTTACTGATACCTATGGCAAGCTAGAATCCATGGAGGATTGCACTTGGTTAGATATAAACTCTGATTTACATATTGAAACTATCGAGATTAATAATGAGTTATCACTGCCAAGGGTAAATGTTTACTTTGAAGATAAGCAGGCATATCAGCTGTACTCTGCACTAATCAGAGTTAGACAGATAAATAAAATTGCGAAACCATTAAAGGAAATAGCAATGAGTTGCAGTAGCTATATTTCTTTAATGCAATGCAAGGTGCCAGAATTCACATCAAAAAGTATAGTTGTCTTGGATGGCGATGTAATGGAACAGCAAGGGAAAAGGTTAGATAAGGTACTGAAGAATAATAATCTTGTATTCCTTCCAACTAAATTAGCCCCAGATCAATTGCTATTCGAATTTTTTTACAATTTACCAGCTGATGATCCGTATTGGAAAAACAACCCCATAAAGCTTACTAAGCCTGTTTTTAAGAAGATAGCGAACGAAATAATCACACAGCTTAATATTGAGGGTGAAACTATAGATTTATATGAGTACATTAAAAACCATAAAAATGACAAAAGTGAGACTAATAAGCTCCGTGACCTCTTTAAGAATTTTAATACAAACAGTACAATTGAAAAGCTAATTTCAGGGAAAATTGAGTTTAATCCCTACGCTGTTTGGGCTAAAAGAAACAAAAGTGAAACTGAAATTTTTGTAAATAGAATGAGGGAATCTTTAAAGTTTGTTTTATCTAATGGACACCACATTAGTGATACTTTGATAGAAGCCTATTTCATTGAATAGTAATGACTTATTTTTATGGCCATAAAATATTTTTGCTGTTAAGCTATCGTAAAAATAGAGGGAAATGATATGCGTTTTAATACCCCGCTAAGATACCCTGGAGGAAAGGGAAAGCTTACACAGTATTTTAAAGGGATCATTGATAAAAATAATCTCAAGGGCTGCCATTATGCAGAGCCATTCGCAGGAGGCGCTGGCCTTGCGTTGAATTTGTTAGCCCATCAATATGTTGGTCATGTATATCTTAATGATATCAATCCTGCTGTATATGCATTCTGGCACTCTGTGTTACATCGAAATGATGAGTTATGTTCGTTGATAGAAAACACCGATGTCACTATGAATGAGTGGCATAGGCAAAGAGATGTGATGAGTAAATTAGACTCAAGTGATTTGCTTGCGTTGGGATTTTCTGCATTTTTTCTTAACAGAACTAACCGATCAGGCATTTTGCTTGGTGGAGTTATTGGCGGCAAGAAGCAAGAGGGGGATTGGAAGTTAGATGCTAGGTTTAACAAAACAAATCTGATTCAAAGAATCAAAGCGATTGGTAATAACGGCGAAAAAGTATCAGTGTATAACTTAGATGCGCTGGAGTTTATCGATAGTGTTGTTAAAAAACTTCCAGAAAAATCTCTTACGTATATAGACCCTCCGTATTATGTAAAGGGTGAGGGGTTATATGAAAATCACTATGTGCATGATAATCACGTTGCTATAGCTAATAAAATAACAAATGAAATAAAATCTCCTTGGGTTGTGTCATACGATAATGTAAAGGAAATTTCTGACATGTATGACGGATGTAAAACATTAGACTATGAGTTAACTTATAGCGCCCAAGAGAGAAAAAAAGGTATGGAACTTATGTTTTTTAGCCGTGATCTTATAACGCCTAAGACGTCAGACCCAGCAAAATACAAACCATAATACACAACCTGCTTCGGCAGGTTTTTTTATTGTCTGATCCATACGCTAAAATGATAAATTCCACTCTATATAAATCAATGTGTTATGAAGCGTGAAACGCAAGCATTTTTCATACATCACTATGATATTAATAGAAAAGTAGACTTCTTGATCCAAACATCAAAAATAAAGCCAAATTAGGCAGGTTTTTTGTTTGCTTCAATTTGCGGCTACACTCAGCTAACATTAAGAAAACTAAATTAAGAACTGAGAGGACGGGATGAAGAAATTATTACTTGGTGTAGCGTTGTTGTTGATTGGTTCAAATGCCATTGCTGAATGGGAATACAAAAAACATTTTGATGAGATGAGAGGATCTGAAAGCTATACGGCATCGCTTCAATCAATGCCAATAAATAAAGATATAGATAACGAGTTGTTACTTCTCTTATCCAGCGATAATAATTCCACGTCGAGTTTAGCTGGCTTACACTTACTCAGTGGCAGATTTGATTGCGACAACCCCAATTTATGCAAAATAGCGGTAAGGTATGGCAATGGCGCGGTGAAAAGTGTATTTGTTAGACTTAATGATGAAAGGAACCTTGCTTTTTTCATTAACTCTAATGAGGTTGCGGAAACATTAAGGTTATCAGATGTTATGTATGTTGAGATACCAATATTCAGAAAAGGTAGCGCACAGTATAAGTATGATACATCAGGATTTAAATGGACGGGAATTGAAAAAACAGGAGAATATTTAACATCCTTAGGTTCCATTGATTTCACAAAAGAATTACCAAATATTCCTAGTAATACTTATAAAAATGATAGAGGGAGTGTTTGCTATGACATTAATGATTTTTCATTTGGGATAAAAGTAAAGGCGGTAGGAAAGGCTAGTGTGTGCATAGATGGGAAATTCCCTATTTATGTTGAAGTTAGTAATGTAAAAGTTAATAAAAATGACTTTGTGAAAGAGGTTAATTTAGCTAGAAAAGCCGATGAAGACACAGAGGGGAATACTCACATGTGGTTAGCGAGTGATGATGAATTTCTGACTATGATTCTTCTTACAAAACCAAATAAAAATGGATATGAGATATTCATGGATTATTCGCCAAGAATAAATATTTATAGTCAAAAGTAACTTTATCGAAAATAGACAAGCCACCTTCGGGTGGTTTTTTTATATCTGGAGGAAATTAAATGGCAGACATTGCAACAATATCACTAAAGGCTGATACGTCAGATCTGGAGCGTGGTACACAAAAGTTAAAGGAGTTCGGCGATACAGCAGAAAAGGTAAGTAGTTCTTCGCGAAATTTAAATGACCAGTTTAATAGAGGGGTTGATCATCAAAAGAGAGCGGCCGACGCGATAAAGAGGCAAAAGAAAGAACTTGATGACTTATTAAATTCAATAAATCCAACCAATAAAGCATTTGATGCGCTTGATAAAGCTACTCAAAAATTAATAGAGGCAAATAAAAAAGGGATATTACCAAAGGATCAGTTTGCAGACTATAACGCCATACTTGAGCAGACTAGAGATAAATTAACACGAGTTAATATGTCTCTTACTGCTGAAGGGCGGGCGTTGTTAGCTCAAGAGGCGGCAACAAATAGAGCCAAGCAAGCTGCTGATGATTTTTTAAATTCACTGAAAAATCAAACTGAAATTATAGGCAAAACGAGGACAGAGATTTTAGAGTTAAAAGCGGCTCAACTTGGCGTGTCGCAACAAGCCGCGCCGATGATCAACAAGCTAAAAGAGCAAGAAAAAGCATTCTTGAATGGCTCAATCACTATTGGTCAATATCGAAACGCTATGCGACAACTACCAGCCCAAATGACAGATATTGTTACGTCATTAGCATCAGGAATGCCTGTTTGGATGGTGATGATACAACAAGGGGGGCAGATAAAGGACTCGTTTGGTGGTGTCGGTAACTCACTAAAAGCGTTAGCATCACTTATTACCCCTGCAAGAGTTGCTATGTTTGGTTTTGCTGGTGCTGCGGCAGCTGTGGCGTTAGCCGCGTATAAAGGGTCGCAAGAATTTGGCGAGTATAATAAGCAGTTAATTCTTACTGGTGGTTATGCAGGAAGAACAGCTGCACAGCTGGATGCTTTGGCTAGAAGCTTATCGGGGAATGGGATCGCTCAGTATGGAATGGCTGATACTATCTCAAAAGTAGTTGGATCTGGTGCTTTCTCGGGCCGAGATGTTGACATGGTATCTAAAACCGCTGCTGCTATGGAAAAAGCCGTTGGTCAATCGGTTGATGAGACAATAAAGCAATTTCAGAGATTGCAAGAAGATCCAGTTAAAGCAGTCACTGAATTAGATAAATCATTACATTTTTTAACTGCTACCCAATTAGAACAAATAACCACACTTCAGACGCAAGGAAAAGAGCAAGAAGCGGCTAAAATGGCTATGGAATCATATGCCAATGCTATGGATGAGCGAACCAAACAGATAAAGGAAAATCTAGGTACGCTTGAAAAAGCTTGGCAATGGGTTGGCAATGAAGCTGAAAAAGCATGGGATAAAATGTTAAATATCGGCAGGGAGAAGACTCTTGAGCAGCAAATTCAAGAGTATGAAGAAGCTTTAATTGAAGCTCAAATAAAACCTGCTGGAAAAGATATACTACGATACAAAACAGGGTTAACCGTAGATGAAGTTAAAAGTAAACTCGCTCTATTAAAAGAAAAACAGACTCAAATCGCTATAAAAAATGCAAGTGAAAAAGCCGCAAGAGATGAGGAAGAGCGTAAAAAGGCGCAATTTAGAGCCGATCAAGAATTAAAGCGACAATACGAAACCGCAGAGGAAAAGCACCAGAGAACACTCAATGAGATAAAAAATAACGCGTATGCATCTCAAGCTGCAAAAGATGAAGCCATCCGCCGAGAGAAAGAGCGTTACGAGAAAGAAAAAGCCAGAGGTAAAGGTAAAACCCCAACCTACCGACCAGATTATGGTACTAGAGTAGACGAATCAGCAAATCAAGCCCTACTATCCCTACAAGCACAATTAAAGGTGCTAAAAGAGCATAAAACAGTCAGTGATGTGATTAGCTCTGAGCGTAAAAAACTTTGGGATATGGAAGCGAAAATATCAATCCTTGAGGAAGCTCAGAAAACAAGGCAGTTAACCAAGGACGAAAAGGCGTTGCTTGCTAAAAAGGACTACATTCTTGCTTCTCAAGAAGCATTGGCCATAGCTGGTGATGAGGTTAAGCTTCAGGAGTTACATGATCGTGAGTTAGATAAGCAACTTAAACGTGTTGAAGAAATTAATGCCAGAAGTCGCGCCTTAGAGTTGGGAGCTGGTAAGTCTGGCCGCATGTATCAACGAGACATCGCACTAGAGAAAGTTAAATCACCAGACGAGAGAAAAGCTTTAGAGGAGTATTATGCTAAGGAAGACTCTATTCGTGCTGACTGGGAGTTAGGTGTTAAGAAAGGCTTTGCTGAATTCCAAGACCAAGCCACAGATGTTTACGGCAACGTAGCTCAAATTAGTCAATCAGCATTCCAAGGCATGAGTAACAGTCTCTCTGATTTTGTATTGACGGGCAAAGCTAATTTTGCTGACTTCACTCGCTCATTCTTAGAAATGACCACCAAGATGATAATGCAGATGGCTATGCTAAATGCTATGAAAGCGGCATTTGGCGGTAGTGCGGTAGGTAATTTCTTTGGGTTTGCAAGTGGTGGTTATACAGGCGATGGTGGAAAACATGATCCAGCGGGTGTAGTACATAAAGGCGAGTTCGTCTTTACCAAGGAAGCAACGCAACGATTAGGTGTAGATAATCTCTATCGACTAATGGATGCAGGAAAGAGAGGTTATGCTTCAGGTGGTCATGTCGGTGGTTCTGCGCCCATGTCGGTTACACAGCCAACAGCATTTATCGCTCGCAATCCTCAAATTGCTGGTGGTGGGGTGAATGTGACAATTGATATGAGCGGCGTCAAGATTGAAACCGAACAGCAACAAAGTGCAATGCCAAATATAGATGTGAGAGCTGCTGAGCAATCGTTAAAGAATAAAGTTAAAAGCCTTTTTATTAGTGAAGGGCGAGAAGGTGGTGATTTGTACAAGATCATTAAAGCAGTATCAGGAAATAGATAATCATTTAATAAGAGAGGTATTTATGAAATTAAAATTAGGAAATATTTGTATTCGTCCAGAAGATAAAGAAATTAGCATTCCAGTAGATGTATACATGGGAAATGAAGCTGATTTTGAACCACCAAAAGCATATCTGGTTTATCAAACTAGCTTTGATGCTAATAAGCCTCTTTCGGAATATTTTAAAGAATCCGAAGAATATGCAAGAAAAACAATTAAAGAATTAAACCAATAACAGCCACCAAATTCTGTGGCTTTTTAATGAGAGGTAGTTATGAAAATCAAAGTAGAGTTCCCATTGTTATCAAACAAATTTTCAGGAGTGGAAATTACAGGGGATGTGAAAAGATATGGCATTGGGGCTATAAAAATAAGTGAAAAACCTATATTAACGTCAGAAATTACAGTAACGGAGATAGTGGGAAATAATACCCCAGATGAAGAACCAAAGTTACAATTTAAGTACACAGAGGATTATAACCCAAATGAAACATTTGCTTCATTTATGGGGAGAGCGGAAAAATATGCAAGAACCATGATAGATCGCATAAAGGCGGCACAGTAACCGCCTTTATAATATGGTACTAATTATGTAAATGTGACTGAATGATACCAAACGCCTCGATAGTTACAGGACTATCATGCGATACTTTATTTAATTCACTAATAAGTTTTTCTTTTTCAATATCAGACATATTCCTAATCATTACTTGAATTATATACTCTAAAGCAAGAGTACGTGTTTGAAGGGTCTCTATGTCTTTTGCCATTTCACTAACTAACATATTCAATTCTCCATCGAAGTAAGTCAGCCATTCCTTCGGTAAGTTTCTCTGGGCTGAATATATAAAATAACCTAATGGATATTTATTAATATCCTGATATTTGATCAGGCGGCTTTGTGTCGCCTTTTTTATTGGAGTAACCAATGGAAGAGTTTAAATGGCGAACACAAATACAAGATTCGCCAAGTGGTGAGTTCAAACATCGCATTAAAGAAATTGAATTTGGAGATGGTTACAAACAAGTTGCTGGTGATGGTATTAATCCAGAGTCTCAAACGTGGCCATTTGCTTATATGGGGCTGAAAGATGAGGTGATGCCCATTTTAAAATTCATTCGGCGACACACTGCAAAATCATTTATTTGGACACCTCCATTTGGTGAAAAAGGTCTTTATCGAGTTAAAGCTGATTCAATATCGATGATCCCCATATCTGGTGGAGTAATGAAATTGTCAGCTACGTTTGAACAGGCATTTAGCGCATGAATATCACAGCAGATGTACAAAAATTAGAGCCGGGTAATAAGGTTCAATTAATTGAGGTGGATGGCAGTGAGTTTGATGGGCCCATTCTTCGCTTCCATGCTTACAATCTACCTCATACACCAGAAGAGATAGAGCAATCTAATGGTGATATCAAGCCAAAACCAATTTGGTGGCAAGGCAATGAATACGGGGCATGGCCTTATGAAGTTGAAGGAATGGCAAAAAATAGTGATGGTAGTCCAGCGAGACCATCTCTAAAGGTTGCCAATATAGATGGCTTAATTTCATCTCTATGTCTTCAGTTTGACGACATGGTGCAAGCCAAAGTGACTATTTATGAGACATTTGCTCACTATCTTGATGCTAAAAACTTTCCTGAGGGAAATTCAACAGCTAATCCAGACGAATGCTTTAAACAAGTTTATTACATCGATCGTAAAACTAATGAGGTGGCTGGCGAATCCGTAGAGTTCGAGCTGTCTAGCCCGTTTGATTTGCAGGGAGTAATGATACCCGTTCGACAAATTCATAATCTTTGTTACTGGTGCATGAAAGGCGATTATCGTAGTGGTAATGGGTGCTCATATTCAGGGAATAAATATTTTGATGAGAGAGGAAACCCTGTTGATGATCCAGCGCTAGATAGTTGTGGTGGGCTTATTAGTGATTGCAAAAAACGCTTTGGTGAGAATGAGCCATTAGATTTTGGAGGGTTTCCCGCTGCGGGGTTAACGAGATGATCACAAAAAAATTAAGAGAATCGATATTTCAACATATAAAAGCCGAATATCCCAAAGAAGCTTGCGGAGTTATCTGTCAGAAAAGTCGAGTTAAAAAATACTTTCCTTGTAGCAATCTTTCAGATAACCCAACAGAGCATTTTGAGCTTTCTCCAGAAGATTACGCTCTTGCTGAGGACTGGGGTGAGCCAATAGCAATTGTGCACAGCCATTGTGGTGATGGTGTAACGACTCAACCTAGCGAAATAGATAAATTACAGTGTGATGCAACTGGATTGCCTTGGGTGATCGCATCATGTCCAGAGGGTGATATTCGAATTATTTACCCTCGAGGTGAACGCGAATTAGAAGGCCGTCCTTTTGTGCTTGGTTATGCTGATTGCTGGTCGTTAATCATGGATTACTACCACCAAAAACACGGTATTGAGTTACATAACTACAGCGTTGATCGGCATTGGTGGGAAGAAGGCGAAAACCTGTATATGGATAACTACGAGAAAGCGGGTTTTGTTGACGTCACTGGCGAGCCGAAAGAGGGCGATATGGTGATTATGCAAGTGCAAGCCGATGTGCCTAATCACGCTGGTGTGATTATGAATGGTATGCTACTTCATCACTTATATGGACAACTGAGCAGACTGGTTCCTTACAGCGATTACTGGCGGGATCGGACGGTAAAAATAGTGCGGAGGAAAGAGTTTGTATGAGCCTAAAAACAATACGTCTATATGGCGTTCTTGGTGCAAAGTTTGGGCGTGAACACAAATTAGATATAGATTCACCTCGTGAGGCGATTAAGGCGCTCTCTGTGCTTTATGATGGTTTTGAACAGTTTCTTGCTAATGCTCATTTAAAAGGAATGGAGTTTGCTGTATTTAAGGGGAAACGAAACATTGCTGAAGATGAATTACATCTTGATACCAAAGAAGAGATCCGCATAGCACCAATCATTAAAGGAAGTAAACGAGGCGGATTCTTTCAAACTATGTTGGGCATTGCCATGATCGGTGTCGCGACATTTGCCCCTTGGGGGGCTGCTTTGTGGGCGAGCGATTTAATCGGAACCATAGGTTTAGGTGTAGCACTTGGTGGTGTTTACCAGATGCTTTCACCTCAACCGCGAGGTCTATCAATGAGGCAAGATTCAGATAACAAACCATCTTATGCCTTTGGCGGAGCTGTAAACTCTACTGCGCAAGGAAATCCAGTTCCTTTACTTTATGGACTGGACAGGCGAGAGGTAGGTGGGGCAATTATTTCCGCAGGTATTTATACAGAAGATCAGCAATAACATAAACGAATTTCAGAATAGCCACTATGTGGCTTTTTTTATGGGTGAAATATGGAATTAATTCATGGTGCAAAAGGTGGTGGCGGTGGCGGACATACGCCCACGGAATCACCAGATAGCTTACTTTCTGAATCAACAGCTAAGATTTTATTGGCTATCTCAGAAGGTGAAATTGCTGGTGGCTTAGACGATACTCGTATTTTTCTTGATGATACACCGATTGGCAATGCGGACGGTACTAAGAATTTTGAGGGTGTCACTTGGGAATTTAGACCGGGTAGTGAACACCAAGAATACATTCAGGGTATCCCATCAGTAGATAGCGAAACATCGGTAGGATTGGAATTAAAAGACGATCAACCCTATGTACGTAGCATTAGCAATACTCAGTTATCTGCAGAACGCATTAGACTATCTGTTCCTCAATTACTTCAACAGCACGACAATGGGGACACTACAGGCTATAGAATTGAATATGCCATTGATTTATCTACAGATGGCGCTGGATATAATGAGGTGTTGAGGTCTGCTTTTGATGGTAAAACGACCAGCGAATACCAGCGAACACACCGCATTGACTTACCCAAAGCAAACACAGGTTGGCAGATCCGCGTCCGACGATTAACTAAGAATCAGAACACCGCTAGAATTGCTGATAAAGTTACTATTTCTGCGGTAACGGATGTTATCGATGCTAAATTGCGTTATCCAAATACGGCCCTATTATTTATTACCTTCAATGCGCGTCAATTCAATAACCGCATTCCTAAAATTAGTGTTCGTCCTAAGGGTGGACTACTGATTAAAGTGCCAACGAATTACGACCCAATTAACCGGACCTATTCGGGTGTGTGGGATGGTACTTTTAAGCTTGCAGCAACTAATAATCCAGCGTGGGTATTTTATGACTTGGTTTTAAATAACCGCTATGGGTGCGGTGATCGCATTAAAGCTTCGCAGATTGAAAAGTGGGATTTATACAAAATAGCACAATATTGTGATGAGTTAGTGCCAGATGGTCATGGTGGTGATGGTAAGGAGCCTCGATTCCTGTGCGATGTTTATGTTCAATCGCAAGAATCAGCATACCAAGTACTGAGAGATATAGCGGCTATTTTTCGTGGTATGACATTTTGGGCTGATAACAAGGTTAATGTTGTCGCTGATATGCCAGATAGTATTTTTAGAACATTTACCAATGCCAATATTGTTGGAGGTAAGCCTGCTTATTCAGGAGGTAGTCAGCAAAATCGATATACGCAAGCATTAGTTTCCTACACAGACATCAATAACCACAGTAATGATGCGATTGAGGCTGTGGCCGATATTAAACTACAGCGTCGTTACGGAGTACGCAAAACTGAAATATCAGCGATAGGTTGCACTCGACAGACGGAGGCTAACCGTAGAGGTCGTTGGGCGTTACTCACCAATGCTAACGACAGAGTTATTAGTTTTGCGACAGGACTAGAGGGGGCAATACCTTCTCCTGGTCATATCATTGCTGTTGCCGACTCTACGTTAGCTGGAAGAGATAATGGTGGACGTATATCGCGTGTAGAAGGCAGAAAAATAACACTTGATCGCAGAGCTAATATTAAAGCTGGTGATAGGTTGATTGTTAATCTGCCAAACGGGCGCTCAGAGGGAAGAACCGTATCACTGGTTGCTGATAATATCATTACAGTTTCAACGGAGTACTCACAGGAGCCAGAGAAAAACGCAGTTTGGACAGTTGATGCTGATGATTTAGCATTACAACTTTATCGGGTCGTTAACATTACTGATAATGGCGATAATACATACACTATTACTGGCGCAATCCATAACCCAAGCAATTACGATCACATTGATTCTGGCGCCAGAATAGATGAGCGCCCAATCACCATTGTTCCGCCGGGTGTGCAGGCACCACCTAAAAACATTCGTATATCATCCTATTCTCAGGTTAGTCAGGGCATTTCATTTACTACTTTGCGTGTTGATTGGGATGCAGTTGATAATGCCATTACCTATGAGGCTCAATGGCGGAGAGATAATAATAACTGGGTATCAATGCCAAGAACATCAACATGTGGGTTTGAAGTTGATGGCATTTATGCTGGTCGTTATCAGGTGAGAGTTCGTGCGATAAATGCGTCTGAAATATCCAGTATTTGGGCTAACGCACAAGAAACAATGTTAACAGGCAAAATTGGTAACCCTCCAAAACCGGTTAACTTCAGAGTGTCACCATTAGTCTTTGGCATTAAGTTAGATTGGGGGTTTGGTGAAAATACAGGGGATACTTTAAAAACTGAAATTCAGTACAGCAAAACGAATGATGGTGAAGGCCTGATGCTGTTGTCTGATGTTCCTTATCCCTCAAAAACCTATGAGATGGCAGGCTTAGCTGCTGGAGTGGTATTTTATTTTAGGGCTAGGCTGGTGGATAAAACAGGCAATCAATCTGAGTGGACTGATTTTATTCGCGGGGAGTCAGAATTTGACACTAGCACCATATTGCCAGAACTCGGCAATCATTTCATGACAGCAGAGGCAGGTAAACAACTTGATGAAAAATTGAATTGGAATACGGAGTCTATTGCTGAACTGGTTAATGCCACCTATGAATTATCTACTGACTTACTCGTTAGAGATGGTAATGCACTGGCGGGAATCAAAGATTTAAGAAAGGTTTTCGCAAATCAACAGGAGGCATGGGCGCAGGAAATCAAAGAAATTTATTCTGCTGTTGGTGAGAATAAATCGGCTATTGAAGAAACTCAAACCTCAATCACTAAACTCGATGAGGCGTTCGGTCAGCGTTTTACCGCAATCCGAACTGATATGGATAATGCTCAAGCTGATATTATTTCAAATTCCCAAGCCATCTCCAACACAAATAAGGCTTTTGCTGAAAACAAGAAGCAAGTTCAGGCTAAGTTTGATGAGCAAGAGGGCATGATACAGGAGAAAATGCAGGCCACGTTTGAGCAATCAGGCGACGGTGTTGTGACCCACTCGATTAATATCACCATTAAACACAATGGCGTGAGTTATAACGCGGCAGGGCAAGTAATTAGTGCTCAGGTTAAGAACGGCAAGCTTGAAAGTTTCATTGGCTATAACGCGAATAACTTTGCTTGGTATAACCCTGTAAATGGCAAGATGGAATTATTCATGTATGCCAAAAACGGGCAGTTCTTTATCAAAGAAGCGTTTTTAGATAAAGCGAATGTGCGTGAAATGGTGTTATCTGAGGCTATTAAATCCAAGAATTACGAATTAGGTAAAGCTGGGTTTATCATTGATGCAAATACTGGTAACGCCGAATTTAATAATGCGACATTTAGAGGAACTATCGACGGAGCTGACGGTAATTTCAAGGGAACCGTTTATGCTGAGAGGTTAATCGGTGATGTATCTACGAGTTATGTTATAAAGGGCTCGGAATCAGAGGGTACTTACGGTAGTTATCAAACACAGGTCACTTCATCCAAAGTTATTTATGCTGGAGGTATGCCATACGATGTGATGATTACTATACCGTTAGTTATCGTCATGGGTGAGGCAACCGATCTGTCCAGCGTTATGGTGTCAATAGTAGTTGATGGGGAAAAAAAGTACCTTGATGTTGCTAATACCGCAGAGCAAAGAACTCCAGCGTATAATTTTACCTACTCACACTCATTTTCTCAGTATTCATTCACAATTCCAGCAGGAAGAAAAAATGTAGAGATAATCATTAACGGGGAAACCACGGGGAAAGGGCACGTTTACGTTAAGCTATTCGACTGCCTCGTCACTGCCAGTAAGTCAAACTCTTCATCATTTAGGAACTCATAATCATGATATACACAACAGGCACTGTTAGCACAGTGTCAGGGTCTGCTATTGTCTCTGGCACAGGTACTAAATGGACAGTTAATAATCCCGCTATTCGCTCAGGCACCATTATTTTAATTAAAAATGGTAATTCTAATTTTATTTACATGGTGGATAGAGTTAATAGCGATACAGAATTAGTCATTTCACAGCCGGCTACATTTACCGTAAAAAACACCAGTTACAGTATTAATCTCACTGAGCCGAACTCATACAGCGACGCTAATAATCGTATGACCGCTATTGCATCAGATACGACGTATTTTCTGCGAGCAATGGATCAATGGATGATGAATAACGGTGTGGTAACAGTAGAGCTATCTAATGGGCAAAAGGTTACACTCGATAGCATCAAGAAGATGCAGGGGGATATTAGTAATAAAGCTGATTTAACCTTATCAAAAACACAATCATTCACATCAGCGATAGAAGCAACAACGAAACTAACTTCAAAATCAGCAGATGGTAAAACATCAATATCATTGACGACCAGTAATGCAGGCGGAACCAATATCGAACTCAATTCTGCATCGGGTTATAACGGAATTCAAATACCAAAATTATCAGGCACAATGATGTTGATTGGTGATTACGGTATTGGTGGTGCAGGTCTTAGCGAACCATCATTAGTCTCATGTTTTTATGGCTCATCTTCTGGTTCACCAGGGTTTCCAAGTAATGGTGCCGGCTGGCAATCTACATATAACGGAAATCGCCGAGCTATGTTATTTATGAATACATCTGGCATATTAATGAGTCGTTTCAGTTCATCAAATGATGTTGTTGATACTACGACACCTTGGAATGCGATATGGAGCGCCAAAAACACAACGGTAGACAGTAACGGTTTTATTAAACGCGCCTCACCAATCATCGACATCAATCCCGACGGCACATTCACCACTAACGACGAATCAGAAGGTGCTGCGGTTACTCGAGTAGCTCAGGGTGAATATCTTATCGAAGGCGTTTTAGGCTTTAACTCAGATGCAGGTTGGGGTGGTGTTGATGGGGGTATTGAAATTCCACTCGATGTTAATAAACAGCCGTTGATATGGGTAGACTCTAAAGTTATGGAGGACGGTTCTATTCTCGTGAGAACGTATCATCGAACTCACCCTAACGCACCTAAATTCGCCCGTAATGATATTGATGGTTACAAAGACGGCGACCCAATTGATATCCCTGATGGTCGTTTTATCTCCGTTCGTGTACAAATGCCAGAGCAATCCATCTATAACGTGAGAATGAGAGAGATGGAAGAAGCGCAGAAGGTGGAAGAGGAACGCAGAAAAAAAGAAGAGGAGATGAAAGAGCAATACGGGCTGGGTGAAAATGACGTATTGCTATAATTAATTATTCTGTCTTCAAATACTGCACCGATTTTCCATCCGGCAATTGCTTACTTCTCTCACGATAAAACGCTAATCGTTCATTAAAGTACGCTCTCAGGTGTGCTGGTTGTTGCCGTTCAACTTCGGATGCAACAACTGGCATATTGAGCCGTTCTTTATATGCGACACCACTTGCGGCTAAATCGACATTCACTTTGTCTTTTTCTTCTTGAGGTAAGTTTGCGAGGTTCATAACAGATCCGGTTAGTTTTTGGAGAGTATAGCAGGGTGTGGAATTAAAAAATCAGAGGTGGTATAAAAGTATCACCTTTCTTTTTCCTGTATTCATATCTTATCAAAAAATAGCCTCTAAAAATCCAAAGGGGGTATTTATGGGGGTATGAAAATTTGTGTTTTTATTTATTTTTATTTGAATCAACGTGTTAATCTCTTTGTTTTATTCTCTCCTCCTCCGCCATTTCAATGTCTCCTGACGTCTCCTAGTGTCTCCTTAACTTCCTTTGATCCACTAAAAAATTTCCTAGTTAATAGTTTTATTCATGATTATTCAAATTTCTGTTTGTATAAAGAGTATTGAGCATTATTGTAACCTCTAAATATTTCGAATAGATTATGGTTGAATATATTTACGACTGGGGACACTCAATATGATGATTTATTGTTATGATGACAAAATAAGTGAAATTAAAATAGAACAACTCACCAAATTGTTATATAGATGTGTCCTTGGTGGGGCAAGTGTTGGGTATACTGACGCAGAAACTCAAATAGATGATATGAGAAATTATTGGCTTAGTGTTAATCACTCATTATCAACAAATACGTTTAAATTAATTACTGCAGTGATTGACGGACAAATAGTCGGTGTTGTTGGTCTTGAATTATGCACTAAACCAAATGGCAAACATCGTGGGGAGATTTGCAAACTATTAGTATCCCCTGATCATAGGCATAAAGGAATAGCACAGCAATTGATGCAAAAGGCTGAACAAATAGCATGGGAGAGAGGGATAACACTTTTAACTTTAGATACCATTACAAAAGGTATGACGGTGAGTTTATATCGCTTTCTTGGTTGGCAAGTTAGTGGTGAAATTCCTGAGTTTGCTCAAGCAGTTGATGGTAAGTTTGAGGCTACAACCATTATGTTTAAACTTAAGCCTGAGAGTAATAGTTAA